CCTAACTTTGGCAAGACGGTAGATGGCGATGACCGATTTGGCGTAGAAGTTTATTGCGCTTTGGATGAGGATTCGGCCCATCTTGACGTTTTCGAACTGTATTGCTTTCGGAGATATGCCCGCAAGTTTCGCCGCGTTCCTGGTGGCGATTTCGACGGTTTGGGCGGTGGATTCCGCTTTGCTTTCCAGCAGTTTCCGAACCTCTGACCTCATCGCCGTTTTCTCGCGTTTGAATGCCATTGGGTCTTTGACGTCTTCCACGAGCGACTTGTTCACGATCATCAAGAGTTCGCCTTCAGCGGTCTCGTAAACCTCGCGCATGGTCTCGGCGATCTCATCCGTCAGTTTCATGTCATCGCGTTCGGGCATTGGCGATCACTCAACTTCTTTTAACGGAAATGATGTTCTCAACAGGGATGTCGAGCATATCCATGACTTGCTTCTTGGCGCCTTCTTCATCGGTTGCCTTGACGTCAACGTCTTCATCCTTGCCCGCCTGGTTCTTTGCTTTGACGACGAAGTTCAATGATCCGTCATCGTTTGGCTGAAACTCATCGGTCTTGTAAAACGAGTTCATGTCATTCTGCCCGCTCGGTTTCACAAAGGTCGTGATGTATTCCACGATGGCTTTCTGTTCGCCGTCGCTCTTGTCGCCGTAGACCTCTTTCACGAAGTCCTCGGGTGTGATCGAACCTTCCGACAACGCGGTTTGATACTTGTCGATGATTTCATAGCGGAAGAATTGGAAGACCTTTTCTGTTGCCGTCTTCTCGTCTTCTCCGTACCATTTCATGCGGTATTCGACCTTCGTCATGATCCCAGCGTTGACGTCGGCGAGGTCTCGTTTCATCTGCGCGTCCTTGTCCTCAATGATCGAATCGTCAAAGCGGATCGTGATTTCTTCGGGCTTGACTTCTCCGACCGGGTTGTTCGTGAAGTTGTTGGAGGCGTGGATGATCGCAAGGGTCAAGGTTCTCAGCACGTCTTCGATGAGGTTCTCCTGCTTCTTGATGTTTTGAAACAAGACCGAACCCTCGCTGATGACTTGCGTGGCCGTGGCGATGCTCGTGCCGTCGAACTTGTAATAATGTTCCCCAAGTCCGCAACCCATAGCAAGGTAATTCAACTCGGCGTTGATGCCTCGGATGTATGCTTCATAGCGGATTTCCCCGCCCGTTTCGGTGATTTGTTGTTTGCCGTCATCGCCGTCCGTGGCTTGGAACAAGGTGTCCATCGGGTCGAATGCTCGATAAAACGAGTTCGTGTCCACGTCTTTCTTGACCTGCCAGAGTTTCGTGTTGACGAAGACCTTTTTGCGGGATAAAGTGAACTCCACGTCGAACCCGTCATACTTGTTGTCAAGAGCTCGGAGCGTGTCGGTACTATTGGCGAAGATGGAAATGCCAAGTTCGTCATCGTTCATCGTCGTTAGGAAGTTGCTTTCGACGTTCGGCATCAAAATGGCGAACCACGGATAGGGGCTTTTTGTTTCAAAAACGAATGTCTTTTCCGGGATCGCCTTGTCGTCATTGTCAAAGGCATAGTTGTGGATGATGTAGTTCTCGTTCGCGTCCCGAAGGTGGACAGAGTACAAGGTTGCCGATGTCGTCTGCGACTCAAAAGCGCATTCAACGATCTCGCGGTCTTCGATGGTGATGGGATGCACTTTCATCCCGTTAACGAACTCGACCCGCAGTTTCCCTTTGTCTTTCAGAACCGTTCCCTGGTCTCCCATTAGGATTCCGTGAACGGAAACAACGAATGCCCCAAGACCAAGCGCAAAGGATTTCTCGATGGCTCCGTTGGCCTTGCGCCAGAACTTCGCCGCTTTGAGGATTTCATCGAGCTTCTTCTTCGGAGCGTCTGGAACCACGATGGCGCATTTCTCGTTGATGAGCAGGTTAGCCCACGTTTCGGGGATTTTCTTGCCCATCTGCAAGGTTTTCCGCTCGCAGTCGATGTAATTGCCCGTGCCGTTATAAACGCGGTAATCGTGGAAACCGGGGACTTTGCCCTGATACCACGAGAGCCATGTGGTTTGATATTTTGGTCTGGGGGGCAATATGATCTCGCGCCCCGCCGCCATCTTGACGACTTCCTGTATTGATTTCAAGGTTTCTCAACTCGCTTTCTGAATGTTCATGCTGTTGTTGTTTGACGCAAGGACGATCGGTGAAACATCAAGGAAATCGTCAATGAACTCTTCAACGCTGTACTCGGTTCCGTCAATGGTGTCGATGTCGCTTGTGCCATCGTCAAGGCGTTCGTCCGGGTTCTTGTCGCTCCAGACGGCGTTGCTGTAGGCGTCAATACCGCTCTTGCACCATTCCATGATGAAGAATCGGCCTTCGCCCATCATGCGCACCGTGAAGTCAATGCGGTCGTTCACGGGCTTCTTCTTCGCGTTTAGGACGTCCGTGTGCAGACGGTAGGAAATGACGGCGTTCTTCAAGCCACGGATTAGGACGGGTTCTGCGTTGTCGCAGCGAGTTTGAAACGATCTTCCGTATTTCTCGTAGACCTTCGTGCAAAACTTCGCAAATGCCTTGTCCAAAAGTTCCGGGCTTAATTCTTCGGGATGGCGTTCTGTTTCCATGACGCCCCATTCGCGGAAGCCCCTTGTAATGGCGGAGGCGACGAACGTGGTCGCGGATTTTGTTCCGCCGAAGTCCACACCACAATTGATCATCACGATGTCTTTTGGAATCTGCTTGCGGATGAAGAGTTCGGGATGATCGGCGAATCGCCTGTAAATGATCCCTTCGGCCTTAACCCACTTGCCAAGAATGTAGCGGTCATAGAAAACGCCGTCGTACATGGCCCGATAGCGTTGTTTGATTTGGTCGGTCAAGGACGGGTTGTCGTCCATGTCGAAATGAAGATACATAACCTTTTTATCTTTCGGTTCTTTGATCCATTCCCGATAGAACCAATGCGTCGGGCCTTCCGGGTTGCAAGAGAAGAAATGCTTTGACCCCGGGACCGAACAGCGCGCGATGGCTTGCTCGACGAACGAACGAGGCATCAACGCCACTTCGTCAAGGAAGATTCCTGCGCTTGTGAACCCTTGAATCAAGGTGAAGGACGATTCGTCGTTGCCGCCGAAGATGTAAAACACGTTCATCTTGGAACCACGCTTGATCGTCATCGTATGCGTCGAGGACGTGTAATTCATCTGGAAGTTCTGGCGCATGTACTTGATGCCGAGAAGCGGTTTGATGATGTTTCTCTCCGTGGCTTGAACGGTCTTTCCGCAGATGGCGAATTGCTGGTTGTTAAAACGATTCATGGCTTGCAGGACGAACGAGATGACAAGCACAGATGATTTGCCGGAACGGATGGAACCGTCGCAGATCAATGAATCGAAGTCGGTATAGGGGAAACGAAGCACCTCTATTTGCTTCGGGCTAAACGGCATGGGGTTCACCTTTGCCAAAGGTTCCGAGGATGGATTCGGTCAAAGGATCGTTCGGTTCGTCTTCTGATGGTTTGTTCAATTCGCGGTCAGCAAGAGCTTTGTCGAGGTATGACAACGCCGTAATGGATTCTTTGGCAGCGACCTTCTTGGACACGACAACGGGCTTGAAAGACTTATGACCGCTTTCGTCTTCGTCTACCAATGCGTTCGTGACGACTTCATCATGATACATCCCCATGCCGATTTCGAGAAGACGTTGCTGAATGGCATAGCGATCAAGGACAAGGTTGTCGATCATTCTTTTTTGCTCGGCGTCTATATACGAACGGATGTTAGGTTGTGCCGAAAGATCGGACGCATTCGAGCGAATGCTCGACGGTTTTGCCCCTTGATACCCCGCTTTGAGGTATGCCTGCGTTTGGTTGTGCCCTTGAATGATGTATTCCGCAAAAGCTCTTTCTTTAGGCGTTAACTTCGTCTTGGCCGTTATTCTTACTTTGTGCTTTTTCTTCTTCTTCGAGTTCGCGGACATGAATTGCCCAACGGGGTCTCTTAATGGTTCTTTCAATGTGCCTAATACCATTTGAACCACCGACCTCCTATGCCGAGCAAACCGCTTTTTTTAATACCTACTTACTAAATTACTATTTCTAACACAAAAGTACTTAAATACTTACTAACTAACTAAGTATGCATAACCCTTCAATGACTTTGGAGATGACAAGCCATACCGCGGAAACCGTGATCACAAGCAAAAGGAAAATGATAATGCCGAAAAAGAAGAATAATGCTTTGTTGTTTTCCTTTTCCTTCATTTGGTTTCGTCAGCCCGCTTTCTTAAATACTTACGTACTAAATACTATTTGCTAAAAAAGAAAAGTACTAACAAA